CCGTCGATGAAATGGCGACGCCAAAGTTTTACGTCGACACAGCGGATCAGAACCTGCAAGCCCAAATCTCAGCGGTGGTATCTGGCAACCTCGTGTTCTATGGCCAGTTGGATGTCGCGCACGATGTGGTGCATTACAAATATACCGTAAACCTTCCCGACACTCCTATGCCGTTGCCGACTGCTGTCCCCAAGGGCGGCTATATAATCGTGACAGAGGGAGGGATACCGCCGACAGGGACCGGCACGAACATTCCGCCTTTGCCTCCTGGCACTCCACAGTATGTGCGCGGCGATTGGTTCATTAGCGACGGCGAGATATGGATTTTTCTGCCGACCGGCCTCGTCTACTTCACGGCGGATGCCGTTGAGGTTTCCCCGCCGATCCAAGGCACGACCGACGTGCAGGCCACACTGACGTGGCTCAACACCAACAAGCTTAACCTTGCTGGCGGCACCATGCAGGGGCAGCTATTACAGCCCCTGGTGCCAACCACCGGCACCAGCTTGGTCAACCGCAACTACGTCACCAGCACGCTCGGCGGCTACCTCGCGCTGACCGGCGGCAACATGCTGGGCGGCATCAGCTTCGACAGCAGTCTGGCAACGGGTTCCAGTTTCACTGACAACTCACGTTATATCTCGCTGCATCCTGCCGGATATGGGTTCAACGTCACAGCCTACCGACTGAACTACACTGCAGCAGCCGACGCCAGCCATATATTCTGGGTCGGCGGAATTATGAAATTCTATACGAACGTCAGCGGCCTAACTATGACTGACGGCGACCTGACGCTCGCGCACGATCCTACCTCGACCATGCACGCGACGACCAAACAATACGTCGATGGTCGCACGCCGCTGGCCACCGACGCGCCATATAACATCTACACCTACGGTCGAAAGGCAGGCGCGTGGTCGGCGGCGCCAACCCTGCAATGGATCGGTGCTGGTGCGTTCAATCCGCTGACCGGATTTAACCCAAGCGATATTGGTATCGCGAACATCGTTAATCAGGCTGGTGCGTCAGGATGGCCTGCCAGTAATTATGACCAGACTGGCCTTGTGCTTTACGGCTACAATGCAAATGCCGGATGGCCGAGCCGCCTGATGATGGGCGCGCGTGTTAACAACCAAGGTGTGCCCCTGTGGTTCGCCTATGATACCACTAAATGGTATCAGGTGATGACCCATGAGGCTGGGGGCGTGTTCCAGGCGTCGGTGACGTTCGATCCTGGCAACACAGTGCCGCTCTACATTTATGGCAATCAGCCGAACGTCGCAACCGGATGGGGCGGCGGCCTCGGTTTCAATTACTCAAGCGGTGGCGCCGAGATCGATTTCTTTAATTTCTACGGCACCCCCGCTCGCAGTTTCAGTTGGTGGCAAGTCACCGGCACCAACATCGCGTCGCAACTGATGTGGCTGTCGCCGAACGGCGATCTGTCGGTGTCGGGCGCGGTGTATCTACTGAAAGGCGATCCCACTACATCGACACAGGCGGCCAACAAGAACTACGTTGACGGCGTCATCGCCCGCGCGGGCGGACCGTTCCTGCCGATCATCGGTGGCACCCTTTCCGGCAATCTCGGCTTGAATGGCGCGTGGCCAACCATCACGCTGGACACTGCGTCGGGCATGGCCCGGCAGATCATGGGCACGACGGTCGGGTCGCCGCGCTGGCTGATCCGTCTGGGAGATAACATTTCCGAAGCTGGCAACAACCTCGGGTCAGACTTCAACCTATGGCGCTACGCGGACAACGGCAGCGATGCCTGGATAGCGTTCTTCATTAAACGCCAGACTGGTGATGTTACCGTTGGCGGCACCATCTTCGTCGGCACCGATCCGACGCAGAACATGGCGGTTGCCACCAAGCAATACGTCGATGCGGTCCGCGCGGCGCTCAACGGATACCTGCCACTCACAGGCGGCACGCTCTCAGGGTTGCTGACTGCGCAAGCCAGCATCCAAATAACTGGCGGCGCGCTTTGGTCTGGTTGGAATGGTGCTGGAGGCGCGCAGATCAATCTACAAGGCGTCCCTGGTTCCTATCGTTCGCTGACTTGGTATTCAGGCAACTACCGACTTTGGGACATCGGCAATTCCAGCAGCGAGCCGCGCGACGGTTCTAACACTGGCGGCGATCTGGTGTTCTATCGCTACGATGATGCCGCCAACATACTTGGCTCACCGTTGATGATCATGCGTGCCAGCGGCGCGGTGATGCTGGACCGCGACCCAACCGCCAACCTGCAAGCTGCCACCAAGCAGTATGTCGATACCAAGTCTGGCAATTTCCTGCCGATCACGGGCGGCACGCTCACCGGTAGACTGAACATACAGTTCACGGCTGACTCCACCACAGGGCACCTGTTTCTGGCCCCCGCCAACTTCAGCGGCAACGCACTGGAAGGCAAGCTGCGGTTTGGCGGCACGTTTGGCATCGGTGTCGGTGATACCGGAGTGCGCCTCACATCATCGATCCGCTCGGGCTTCCGCTCCAACGCCTGGGGTTATGAATACCTCGACGTGTGGATCAACAACGGCAACCCGAACGACGCGTCGTCCGACATCAATCAGGTGATGGTCGCCAGCTTCAACCGCTTCGGCCTCACCATGCCAGCCAGCATGGCCATCACGCTGTCAGCGGACCCCACGGCCGACCTACAGGCTGCGACCAAGCAGTATGCTGATGGCATCATCCTGCGCAACGGCGGCCCGTGGTTGCCGATCGCGGGAGGCACGATCACTGGCAATCTTGGAGTCAGTGGGGTATTCACAGCCGGTGCCAACTCATCGACGCTGTCTGGCATCGGCACCTGGGGTCTCGCGCTCACCAACAATATGACGCAGGGCCAGGGCGAGGTCGATTTCGTTTCGCTCTATACCGGCTATGGCGGGTTCCGCTGGTATCAGATGCAGGCGGGTTATGTGCCGAGCGTGCTGGCGCAGATTTATCCGAACGGCACGTTTGCCATATGGGGCCTCGGCGTCGTCTACAACGGCGTCCCGCATGGCGGCAACACGATCGGGTTCGCGTGGTATAACAACCTGATCAACGCCTACGTCGATGGTGTGTTCGTCGGCTATCTTCCGAACACTGACTACCTCGCCCAATACTACCTTCAGCTAAGCGGCGGCTCTATGAGCGGCGGCATTCACTTCACTGGCGTTGCCAGCGGCTGGAATGATCTGACGAAGCACATCGACCTACACGGTGGCAACACCGGGTTTTCGGTCGATAGCGGCGGCACGCTCAACTATGTGTTTCCCGGTGTTAGCAACATCTTTGCCGGTGGCGGTTTCATTGGCCAGATCAGTTCGACCGGGCTGAACAACTTTAACATCGGCCAATCCGTCGCTGGGCTTGGCACATTCACGGTGCTGCGGGCTGTGGGGGACAACCCGCAGATCAACATCGATGGCCCGGCGGCGACGTGGCGCACGCTGCAATTCTACACGGCCGGGGCGCCGCGCTGGAACTTCCAAGTTAACGCAGGCACTGAACCCGGCGGCAATGCTGGTAGTGATTTCGGCATCACCCGGTGGACTGATGCCGGTGCGCCGATTGATCAGCCACTGATGATCAGCCGCGCAACTGGACAGGTGAATTTCTCCACCACAGTCGGCCCGCTGCATTTCGGCAATCGCATCGCGCCCAACAACAACGGCTGGGATACCTCGGCGCACATCACGCTATGGGACACCGGCTACGGCTTCTCAATCACTGGCGGCACGCTGAACGTCGTCGCTGGGCAAACCATCCAGTTCTGGAGCGGCCAGTCGTCGCTGGGGTATTTTACCGGCGGCGGCGGCCTTGTTATGGCCAACGGTAGCACAGTGCTGCTCGGTCGCGATCCGACAGCGGCGATGGAAGCCGTGACGCTGCAATACTTCCAAGCCAACGGCGCACCATCTGGCGCCTATCTGCCGATCGATGGCAGCGTCGCCATGACGCCCGGCAACCTCAGACTGAACGCTGGCGCGACGCCGCCGACCGCGCGCACCATCACCGGGCAGACCGCTGGGGTTGATGAGTGGTGCATCTTCCTGGGTGGCATGAACCACGCGCCGTTCGCCATCACCAAATTCATCGGCACCGCGTCTTATCAGCCTGGGATTTCGATCGACTGGACGACGCTGAATGTCACTCTGCTTGGCAATCTGGCTGTTAATAAAACCCAAGGGACCATTTCGGTCAACGACCCGGGCGGCGCTTATGCGCAGTTGGGCGCCTATCCCGGCGGCGGCACGTTGGCGGTGTATGGCAACAACTCGCAAATCACTCTGGCCAATGCGGGCAGCGGCCACGTCAATGCCATCTCCGGTTATAGCGGCACGCTGTATCAACGCTGGTCGATCGCGATGGGAGACGCGACGCCGGAAAGCGGCAGCAACGCCGGTTCTAATTTCGGCATCACGCGGTTTGGTGATACCGGCACCAGTCTCGGCACGGCGTTTTCCATCCGTCGCTCCGATGGCCTCGTCACCGTCGGCACATCGATGAACGTCAATCAGACGCTGAGCGTCTTTGGCAGCGCCATCGCCATATATGGCGCCTATACCAGTTTCAATATGGTCAAAAACACTGGCAACGCCAACGCAAACCAGATCATGGGCTACACCGGCAGTTTGCTCCGCTGGCAAATCCAACCTGGGAATGGCAATGTAGAAAGCGGCGGCAACGTCGGCT